AAATCCATTATTTACTCCCCATGGCGCTTTTAAGACCAGTCTTCTCACCTTTGGCCTTGGGCAGCTTGTATTCAGTTGGCCCTGATTCTTCTTTTTTACGTTGCTTTGCAGTCTTTTCTAGATCTTTCAAGAAAGTTCTGTTGAAGTCGTTACCAAAATAATCTTTGTGCTTGATTTTTGTAGCACCTTTATCTAGATCATTTTCGTCTAATATTGATTCACCGCTTGGCTCGTCGTTAGCCAATGTTTTTTGTTCTTCGCTAGGTTCACCGCTACCACGTACACGGAATACTGATTCTTCTAGGCCCATACACTTGATGTCAAATATCAACTCTGGGCTGGTTACTGGGTATTCGCAAACAACTTCAAATACATGAACTTCGCAGTTTGACATTTCTGGAAAGTCTAGTGGTGCTGCTTGAATAGGTGTAGTCGCTAGCTTTTCAAGAGTCATTACGCCATACTCACCTAGTTGGCTTTTTAAATTCTTTTGAAAATTCTCTGGTAATTCGCCCGCAACTTTCACCTTAAAGCTGTAGACTTTTTTACTTTCGGCAAGATATTCTTTTAGAGTTTTCATAGTAGTATTTAGCTCTTTTGACCTAATTTCTTAAGGAGCTCGTTACGGTCTGTAATAACATAGCCCTGCCCATTTATAACATTATTTGGGTCTTCATTATTGTCTTTGTCAATCTTATATTTCTTAAGCTGTAGATCAATAGACTTTAGTTTCTTTTCAACTTTGTTTGTTTTTGCTGTGATAGCATGTCCAAGCATTGAACTAGCTACTTCAAAAATTCTGCTGCTGTAACGAACTTCTACATTCATACCTAGATCCATGAGATTATCATAGGCTTCTTCTGCTTTCTTAGCTAGATCATCTAGCTCATATTCTCCCATGTCTTCTAGTTCTTTAATGGCCGGCAAGCTCTGTGTTATACGCTCAACTTCAGCATAGCTTTCGTCAATACTGCGTACTTCACTGTGATCTTTTTCTGGAGGAGGTTCTTTAATATCTACCTCGGGCATAGGTTTTGCTTTTTCTTCTAGATTAAATAATTCTTCAAGTTTTTTGGTCATACTTTACTTATTTCCTCTGGCCGCCTTGATGGAAAATATCACCTTCGTTGACTATCCTAAAACGTACACCCTGTTGTTTACACCAAGCTGCGGCTGCTTCCCACTTGGCCATATTCTTAACATACTGTTGTTGGTTGTATAGACTTTTGCCTACATTTTCTAATTTGGTTTGACTTAAAGGTTTTACTTCAATTAGTTCTGCATGTTTTTTACCGTTACGGTCAACATAGACCACAAAGAAATCGGGAACATATATAGTGTACTTGCCAGTAAAGGGGTCCCTGTAGGGAATTTGAACACTTTCGCTGGCCCAGCTTTCAACTCCTTGATGCTCGTCTAGCATCTTCATCATGACGAATTCCCAACTACTTCTAGCAAGGGGTACTTTTTTCCCAACATATTTGTCGGGATTCTTTACTTCAAATCGACCCTGTGCAAACTTAGCCATTATGCAGCGATGTTTCTAGTTTTTAGCTCGTCATCAACTTTGCCCATTTTAAATCCTAGGGCACTGCTACTTGGCCTATTGTTATTGAGAATTTCTCCAACTAATGCACTTAGTTTCATACCGTCTAAATCTTTAAGTTGATCAATTAGTTGAAAAGCTGGAATGTTTTCAAACTTTGCTTGTCGTAATATAACCATAGCGGTGATTTCAGCGGCGTCTCGATCAAAACCTTGATTTTGAAAAAATCCTATAGCGGCTTCGACATCATTTGCTGAGAATTCTAAAGGAGCTTGACCGTACTCATCAAAAAATAATTTAGTTGCTGATGCACTGTCTTCAATAACTTGTGGTGGCAGATTGGTATTCATATTCTATTATCCAAAGAATTTCTTGGCTGAGGCAAATATTGAGCTGCCTGCGTCTACAGCTTTGGGGAAAATACTGCCGGCAAAACCGCCTACAGTATTTACGATACCGCCAATTGCTGCAGGACTACTAATGACTTGTCCCAATTCTCTTGCTATGCCATCTTTTGACAGCGATTTAATATTGTTGTAGGTGTTAACTGATTTAATAGCAGTGTTTAAAAATCCTCGAGGACTATCAAAAGTTGAGCCACCAGCTACATCACCGAATACACTTTCAATACCGGCTAGCGTTCCACCATCACCGAATAATGCACTTGTTCCTCCGCCTTGAATACTTAATGGGCTTGGAGCAGTATCATAGTGTAATGTAGCAAAGCCTTTTGGGCTATTTGTTTTAACAGTACCCGATGTATATTGTACAGCTTCGTATTGAATAGTCATCGAGCTTTCTATAGTATCACCTTCTGCATAAGCTACATTGCCGTGTGACCAATTTTGTATTCTTGGATTTATTAATGTGTACCCGTTAAACCTACTACGACTCATAGTGTAGATACTGATAGATTTGAAAAAGTCAAGGCTTTTATCATTGTCTAGTCCGTATCTCCAATTGTCTTTAACTCCGCTAGGACGATAATGTAGATTTTCCCAAGCAGCACTGGGCTGTGTTCTATCTTTTATGTAGGTGCTGTAATAAATGCCCCACATTGAATTCACAATACCAGCATTGTCATCGTGCATGGTAATGTTGATTGGATCATAGGATATAGATTTGTAAAGTAATTTTTTTCTATTGTATTGATTTTTAGTAGTCATCTCAAAACTAAACTTTGGAAGTTCAGCACTTTTACATAATAGTGCAACTTCTTGTGAATGTTTTTCAGTAAATGCTAGAGATTTGTGACTATTTGAATCTATTTCAAATACTACATAAAAAAGAAATTTATGTCTAGGAGCTAGTCTAAATGTATCGTCAACAAATATTCTAGTGGCATGCTGCCAGTTGGCCATATTCCCTTTGGGTTTTAGTATGCCTCCTACTAGACCCTGAAAGAAATTTGCATCGCCTAAAAGATATCGTGTGAACTTATTTGCCATACAATTATTTATGCCACAAAAAAACCCGACCTAAGCCGGGTTTTTAATGTTAGACTAAGACTTATGCACCACCTGGAGTTAGGCCAGTGATAGCTTGTGTAGCTGCTTGACGTCCTACTAGTGTACCAACACCAACTGTACCAGCTTCGTGTAACATGTTATCGAAACGAATTGTCATTGCGATTGTTGCTACTTCGTTAGTACCGTAGTTTAGATCACCGTAGTCAGTGTTTTGCAAGAAGCAACCAAAGCACTCAAATGTTTCAAGTACTTGTGGACCTAGGGCACCGTTACCACCGTCTAGTACTTCTACACGAGTTGTAAACTTGTAGTCGATACCAGAACGAGCGGATGCTTGTTCCATGAAGTCGAATTGCTTCTGAATCTGTTGACCAACTAGCTTGGTAACATTACCACTTGCGTCATCACGAACGTTTAGACTTAGTGTTTCAAAAGTGTACTTGCCACTTAGATAGATCTTAGAGTTGTAAACAGGAACTTCAATTTCTTCAAAAGCAACTTTAGGTCTTGTTACGTCGATTACCTGCTTGGTCAGTTCAGTACTAGCCTGTGTTCCGAAGCCAAGCAATGTCACTCTGAAGCGATACTTCAGTTTAGGCATCAACATGCCCTGGTTTGTGCCAGGACCTGCTGGGTTGATAGAATAATTATTTAATGATGTAATTGGCATTTCTTTGCTCCGTTAATTAAATTTCACCAGTGTTCTTGATACGCACTGGGATGTAGATGAATTCAACTGCCTTGACTGGTTCAATCGCAATATCAACATACAACTCATTGCGGTCAATTCTGCTTGGAGTGTTGTTAGACTCGTCGCAAACTACAGCGAAGTCATATAGAGCACGTAGACCAACTAGTTCAAGCAACAAGCTCTCTACAGCACCTTTGATTTCATCTCTAGTGATAGAGTCGTTTGGCTCAAACACATATGGGCGGGCTAGTTTTGATAGCTGACCTCTTAGATATACAACTAGACGAGCTACGTTGATTCTATCTAATGCGCTGGCATTTCTAGCACGAGTCTTCTGACCGTATGCTACCAATCCTACTCCAACAAAGAATGGAATTGGGTTTACTTTGAGATCGTATAGAACGTCTCTTGTTCCTTGGTTTAATGCAACTGTTTGGAATTCACCACTCATTGCATCGATATAACCAACGCTAGTAGCGTTAGTAATACCACCACGTCTTGTACCTGCTGGAGCAAACCATGGGTAACTAACTTGGTCGCTTAGTGCGTATGTTTTCAACATCATGTGTGATGCTGGAACAACTGCTGGCGCGCCGCTTAGATCGTTTGAGTAACCGTTTGGATAGTAAACTGCACAGTACTCATCATAGCTAACAATACCTGCATCGCCGTTGTCTGTTACTAGAGCAGCATTAGTACCCCAGTTCAACAAACTTGTAGCATCGCTTTCTAGACGTAATGGTGTGTCACCGATAACAAACGCTGTCATGCCACGGTCAATGTTCAAGCTGATCAAGTTCTGTAGTGTCTCTGGATATCCAGGAGCTGCAATCAAGTTGAAGTTACGGCGTTCTTCATCACGAATTTCTTGGCTGCTGTCAATAACTGCTTTCATAGCCTGTACAACAACTTTACGTTGTGCGTGACGTCCAAAGCTGCCGGAACCGTCTTCGTTGTTACCGCTTTCTGTGGTCCAACGATCTGGCCAGTAAGAACCTTGGCTCTGTCCTGACTGATAGCTCAATCCACTTGGGCTACGTGAGTTGTCATAACGAGCATTGTCGTCGTTGACATTGATATAGTTGTTTTGATACTTCTTAACATTACCGCCGCTAGCACGTAGGTTCCATAGCAACATGCCTTTTGGATATAGTGCTGGATCTGGAGCATCTGTGTCTAGGAAGTTACTGGCTAATAGTTCAGCAATTGTTCCACTTGGAGCAACTGTTGCTGAACCACCGCTTGTACCTTGACGAGCGTCAGCAAACAAAACGCCTTGATCAGTGATTTGATCTGTTTTGTCAACTAATTTCCATTCTAGGTTTAAGCCGTCATATTTGTAAATTGTTGGGAAGTCTTCCATGTTAGCTGTGCTGATCCATAGATCACCGTTAACCAACGCTGTACCATCGCTTTGTTTTGTTGGCTCAGCTGCTGCAACGATCGGACCTGCTGGGTCAGTCTTCAATGCTGCTGAAGCATTGTAGTATGGGCTTGTTGCGGTTAGGTAACCAACCCATGTACTGCCGTTGTGAACCATGATGTCAACTTCAGCAAAACTGTTGTTGTACCATAGTTGACCATCCATTGGCTCGTTTAATGGAGCATCTGAGCTTGCTGCAAAACCCATGTTGCTTTCATCTGCTAGAGGCATCCAGTTAGTGATGATGTAGTCTTCTGGAGCTTCTAATGGTGCTGT